CCGTGCCCCCTTTCGAGGTCATAGAGATATTGTTTCTTAACCCAAACTTTTACAGGTGGTACGTTAGCTACTAGAAAAGACATCTAGTGGGCTAGTTCTCTGATGATATAAGATAGTTTCTCCGCACGCATTGGGGTCTGCTTTGCCCAGCGCGAGTCAAGCATTTCATCTGCGGCTAGGTGATAGGTCTTAGTAGATAAATTTGCTAAGAATTTTTTAAACTTACCTACACCCCCAACACCTAGCTGAAATACCATTTCTATAAGAACCTCTTTAACAGGTTGCGGATGATCGTCAAGATTGATATTATTTGCTTGAGCGACCACGTCAGCAGAATTACAGGCGCTTTCAAAATCACTTTCAAACACGGCTTCCAATTGTTCTTGACTATATTCAATACCTTCTTCATAGTTGTCCTCCGTTGTAACGAGGTGACCATATCCTATGGTAGCAAATCCTAAGCTATCCTTATAAACGATATTTCTAAATCCCTCGTGTTCTTTTATTCTCTCCTTAAGTTCTTCAAACATTAAAATCCTCCTATGCCCCAATGTTTATTATGTTCATCTTCGTCTTGCTTTTGTTTTCCTTTTTTGTGATTCAATAAACTTCCTATATATAGCGGCAGGCTTACTCTTGCCAGCAACGCGAGCTCGCTGCTCCATTGCAATAGCTGCTTGAGTTTTATGAGCATGGCTTCTACCGCTTCCACGAATTTTAGACACGCTCTTTCTAGCCGATGCGGCATCTTTGAATCCAAGTCCTTTGATTGTACCTTTTGGGTTTTCGTCTGTGTATAAGTCTGAGTGTTTCTTTGAACCAACAGGTTGTCCTTTCTTTCTAGGTATTCTTGGAGCCATTCTTAGATAGTAATCCCATAGCGCCCTTAGCACCTTTAATACCAAAGCTTGCAGAACAAGCAATATATAATAAATGTTTGTAATAATCTGGTAAACTATGCAATGCTTCAAATCCTGCTTTGATGTGTGGTGTCCATCCAGGAATAAATACTAGCACCGCTGGAATTAACAGGCATAGTAAAATTAGTTCGTCTTTCCAGCTCCCTTTCATTTGATCTACAGCGGAAGCTTCCCACGATATTTTACCTGCGATCTGTTGTTCTTTTAAACTTTTCTGTGCTTTTATTTCTGTCAAAGCTAAGTCAGCTTTTGCTTTCTTAGTCTCAACAAACCCCTTGACTGTATCTCCTATCAAAGATGTTAGAGGTCCTACTAATAGATTTAACATTATGATACCTTTCTAAATCTTTTTGTTTTCTTCTTTATATTCTTTGGTTGAGCCGCGTGTTGTTTACCAGCAGCTCTGGCTTTTCTTTTAGCTCTAGTAGTGGCAGCGTACTCAGCAGGTGACAAAGACTTTATAGCAGCAGAAGGTAGATATCTTTCTCCTGTAGCTTTAGGTCCTTGTGTCGATGGCTTTCCAGATTTGGTTCTCCATTTCTGTTTTGTCCATGACTTTAAACTTCTCTGCGATTTGGCAAGAGCCATTACTTTTTCTTTTTAGACTTCATGATCTTGTCTTGCAAGAACTTAGGTAAAGTCTTTTGAGCTCCAGTTAATTTACCTTTTGTACCATTACCATTCTTAACTTCTTTCATTGGCTTCTGGTTCTTAGCTTTCTTAGACGGTCTACCTTTCTTACTTCCGTAAGTTCCTTTTCCCATTGGCATTATTTTTTCCCTTTCTTTTTCTTAGGTAATTTGCATTTACATTCTTTTATGTGAAATATTTTGCAAATAATTTTTTTAATAATACGAATCATTTGTAACCTCCGCCTTTTGATTTGTACTGTTTAGCTAGCATTTGAGCTTTACGAGCTGACCATTGTCCAGGAGCTCCGCCTTTTCCTCCAGCTTTGATCCTATTAAATAGTGCTTTACGCATACCAGGTTTTGTATAGTTACCTGCTTTATTAACTGTAGATTTTTTCTTCATGGTCTCTGTAGTTTTTTCTTTTTAACTTTTAAATCTTTTTGTATTCTAGATAAAGTAGGTGATGGTCTATTTAAGCTAGACATAAAAGATTTTTTCTTAGCTTGTTTAGACATTAACTTTTTAACACGCTTATCTACGTTAGGGTTTTTAGGCTTTCTCTTTCGAGAAGCGGGAGCTTTCTTTATCATTTGCTCCATTGCAGCTCTGTTCATGGTTTTTATCTACTCTTTGGATTCGGAATCATCTGAGGATTCTTCTACCTTAACAGCATCCCCACCGATTTTGACAACAGGAGCTGTCATTTCTATTGCATCTGTGTGTATCATTAGATAATTATATCACAGTAGAATTTACTTGACAATAGTATAAAATAATGGTAATATACCACAATTACAGGAGAACATCATGGGTAAACCAACAGCAAAAAGCATATTAATTGATGCATTAAATGCAGTAATTAATAACAAGGGTAACAAAGCCGCAGCTTCTAGAGAGCTGGGTATACCACGCACAACATTACTAGAAAGAATAGAACAAGCACAACTACAAGGAGTTAAACCTACAGTCGTGCCCCCCGATGCTGAAGCAGCATTAATAGAACAACAGTATGAACACGATGCAGAAGTTCGTGAATTAAAAAAGAAAGTAGATGTATTAGCTAGAGAAAATTTAGCGCATCAAAGATTAAAAGACAGTTTAATAAAAGCAGAAAAGCATGTAGCCAAGCCGCCAAAATGGCTGACCAAAAATACAAAAGCAAAAGGCGCGCCAGGTGTGCCTACTATATTTTTATCTGACTTTCATTGGGGCGAAGTAGTAGATGAACAAGCTGTTAATGGTATTAATAAATACGATAGAGATATAGCATTAAAGAGATTTAAGAACGTAGTAGAAACTACTATTGACTTATGTACGAATCACATGGTTAATCCTAGATACCCAGGAATAATCTGTGCTTTGGGTGGCGATATGATATCTGGTGATATACATGACGAGCTAGCAGAAAACAATGATGGCACTAATATAGAACATGTGTTGGATTTGCTAGATAATATGACATGGGCACTAGAAAGATTTGCTAAAGTTTTCGGTAAAGTATTTGTACCTTGTACCTATGGTAATCACTCCAGAACTTATAAGCAATATCGCCACAAACAAGCGGCAAAAACTAACTATGATTGGATGCTATACAATCTGTTAGCAAGACATTTTAAAAATGATAACCGTATACAGTTCCAAATACCTACAGGCTTTGATACAGTATATAAAGTCTATGGTATTAACTACTTACTGACACATGGAGATCGTCTCGGTGTGGCAGGGGGCACGGGAATTGTGGGTATGCTTGGTCCGATAGCACGTGGTGTGCAGAAGATTAAACAAGAATACCATAATAGAAATAAGACTATTGATTACGTATTACTTGGGCACTACCACCAGTATATATCTTTAAAAGGTACTATTGTTAATGGATCTACTAAAGGATATGACGAGTATGCTTACTCAAATAGATTTACATCAGAGCGACCACAACAAGCGCTATGGTTTACACACCCAGAATACGGGGTGACATTCCAAGTTCCTGTAGTAGTTGATGAGCCTAAAGGATCTAAGTCTAAAGAGTGGGTTTCTTGGATGTGTTAATCTAATCCTAGTACCTCACGGTCTCGTAGGTTTCTAATAATTTGACCAGCGGGGTACTGTGTTAATCTAAAGTTTTTAAATAAATCTTTCATGGCTTCATTCCTTAAAGCATCTACGTCTGGAAAAAAATTATAAGTTGGGTCCATTTTAGAATTAAATACAATTACTTTTTCTAGTGCTTCTTCTAGCTGATCGTTTCCTTTTTCTATAAGATCTCTATCATTTGTCTCTGCACCTACCATTATATTTCTAAAACCTTCAGTTATTAAATTGTTTATTCTGGTCCTAAACATTCTTGTTTCGCCACCAGTAAATTTTTCTAGGCGCAATGCTTCTCTTTCTTTTGATATTTTAGTAGGAGTAAAACCTATACTCTGCCATAATATATCCAAAGCGTTGATATCATCAGTTAGCAAAGTGCCTGTAGATGAATACGCTCTTCCGTCTTTAGACATTTCAAAACCTTTGTAAATATTTTTTAAAAATGTAGGTAATAATGCATCTATATATGTAGAGAATTTAATACCACCTGTTTGAGTTAATTCTTGAAATAATTTTCTAGCATTGTCAATGAATATAGCACCTGGTGCACCAGTTATTGCACTTAAATCTTGTGGCACTGGAGCTCCTAATATATTAAGAGCAGCTCTTGCTTGATCAGATCCTGGAAATCTAAATGCAATTCTTTTATTTATGTCCACATTTGCAACAGCATTTATCAATCCGTTCTCAGCTGCTTCGATTAAAAATTTAGGTGTGCCTAAATCATCAAGCATTACTCTGAAATCTTGTCTTAAATCTTTGTCTACTCCTGTATATATTTTTCTAATTAAATCAAATAAAAATGCACCATCTTCTCCACCAGGTAAACCAAAGAAACCAGCAGATAAGAATATAGCTAACATCATTCTGCCAAATATTTTTTGCCCTGTGTATTTTCTATTCTTATTACCTGCAGTCAACATTCTTAAAAAGACACCCATCATCTGACTGATATATGTTTGAAATAAAAACACAGGAGCGCCAAGACTTCTCATTATTTTAGGTTTATTTATTTTGTTATATAAACCAAATGTCTCTTCAGTTAATTCTTCTGCAATAATTCTAGGAGTAACTACACCACCGTTGGCTGCAACAGCTGCTCTAAATAGTGCATTGTTTTCCATTAAAAATTCTGTAGCATTTTTTCTAAATGTAGGATCTTGAGCTAATCTATGAATAGCTAAGAATGCAGTAGATCTAGCAAAAGTTTCGAAAGTTTGGAAAGCTCCACCGATTATTGTATTCTCTACAGTTCTAAATTTAGATCTTAAACTATTTCTTGTTCTAATATTTAAAGTTCCAGATGGCATACCTGCTTCTCTAACAGCTGAGCCTTGTTTTATAACACCATTAAAAACAGCTGCTAAAAAATCATCAGCTTGATCTTCAGGAAGATTTTCTCTTCTTATATCTAGGAATAAATCTTGATAAGATCTATTTTTACCGCTTAACATTTTACTTGTAATAGCAAATGCTCTTGCTAATTCTTTTTTGGTTTGTGCTTCCCCTCCAAATTGTGCTATATAAGGACCTGTTATTTGAAGAAGACTTAGTAACTGTAAAAATGCTGAAGATAAATTACCTCCTAAGTACCACCAGAATCCTAATCTTCTTAAATTTGCAAACTCTTGTTCTGGGTCACTAGTATAATCATACCACTGTTGGTAAGCTTTTCTTTTAGCTCCATTAGGTTCTTTAGCTGGATCTGTTACTTCTTTTAGAAGCCTATTAGAAGAAGTATTGTATCTATTAGCTGCGGCAGCTTGCGCAGCTGCTTGTGCATATTGTGTTAAAGCTCTACCAAAATCATTACTAAATCCAGGAACACCACCTATTTCTCTTCTAGGTTTAAAGTAAAAAGAATAACCTCTAATATTTCTTCCTACTTTTTTATTTATTATACTATCTAATTCTTTCCGCACTTCTAAATAAGCATTGACATTTACATCTGACAAATGTTGAGCTACAGAATCTAGACTATCAAAATCATCTCCCACCATTTTTCTTAATTCTTGTATACTAACTTCTTGTGCGTTTGATATAACAAAATTACCAGAGCCATACTTCTTTTCAAGCTCTGCTCTTACTTCTGGCTCTTCGTCTAAAAAACTAGTTCCAAATTTTCCTTTATTAAATTGTCTGTAGTCCACTAAATCTCCAGACTGTTTCTCTTTTACTGTAATATAAAAATTTCCGTACCTTTGTAATGGAACATAATCATTCTTTTTAAAATCTTCAAATTGTTTTAAGTCAGCTACTAGCGCAGATAGCCCAGAGCCTTGTGGATTTGTTTTAGTTCCTCTAGTAGTTCCTACTATAGGAGGAACTACTTTAGTTAACACTTCATCTCTACCTGTGTCTGGTTGTAGTATAGTATCAGATTCTTTTAACTTTTCTAAAATATAACTAAGTTGACGATAAGTTAAATTCTCTTGTTCTTCAACAGGCATATTAAAATCTACTATACCATTGTTTGCTAAGTCTGGTCTGTAATCTCTTAATATTCTTAATCCATTTGTTATTACATCTCTAGTATTTTCATCAGCAAGTAAACCTTTGACCACTTCACCATGTAATACTGCTAGAGCTTTTTGTACATCTTCATAAGCACGTGCTGCATTGCCTCTAAGAACAACAGTTTCTCCAGCTTTTACTGTGCTACCAGCGGCTCTTCCATTTTCTTGTGCTACAAAAACTATTTCACCGTTTTCATTTGCCCTGAATATACCAGGAGATCTTTTAGTTATTATTGGATCGCCTGTCTCTGGATTTACTGATCTTTGTGATATAGGTTGTTGCGATATTTCTAAAGCTTTTATTAAAGCGTCACGAACTTCTGGGTCACCCATTGCTGGTATAAAATAATCTTGTAATATAGAAGTAAACTCTGTAACTATTTCTGTTTGCTTACGATCTTTTGCTCTGACATTTTCAAATAAAAATTCAAAGCCACCACCAGCAATAGCCCAGTTTCTAGGATGTCCAAATATTTTAGAACGTGTGCTCCACTTCTCTAAGCTTTGGGTGCCCCCTTTATCAAACATACCTTTGACTTGATTTATCTTGTTATTAAATTGAGCAAAGTCTCTTCTTTGTTGTTCTCTTGTAGGAGGTTCTTGTCCTTGTTCTAGTGGAGGATCACTAGGATCAGGAGTAAATGATCGTGATTCTAATATATTAGGAATAGTGGAATCATAATTGCCATTGTTGTATACGCTCTTTAATTGTGTAGGTTTAAATACTATGTAAGAATCAAATAAATATTTATCAAATAATTCTAGGTCTCTTTCAAATTCATTCCTATAAACAATACCATCGTAACCTTTATTTTGTATTTCATTAATTAATATTTTGTATTGTTGTCTAACAGTTTTATTTTCCATAGCTTTTAATATTCTACGTTGTTCTACTTTTGTAAATATAGGTTTATATAATGTGTTTGGTGGTGCTTCTCTTTCACTACGTATTTTAACAGAAGCAGGGTTTTGTACTATTTGAAACTTATTAGGATCTCCTGTTAAAGTTTCTAAAACAACATTAGGTAACCAATTACCTAGATCTGGCATTCGTAAAGGATTTTGTATAGATACCATGACAGGATATACTTGTGCATTTTTTAAATACTCAGCTTGTTTATCTACGGATATATTAACTGGAAAACTAGGAGTTCTATCTTTTAAATTTCTTATTATATTATTAGCTTGTCCTGCAGTACCTACGTGAGCTCCCAGATCTACAGTGTTGCCTATGAATGGTATTTGTTTTGTTGTGCCATGAAATGCTACTAATGGGGCATTTGCTCTATCAATATCAGCTGTAGATAATTTTGAAGCTCTGATTAAATCAAATTGATTTTTAAAAGACCCAGGTGAAAGATTATCTGTTATACTATATTTAAAAAGAAAATTCTTAGGTCCTATTAATAAATCTAATATAGCATTTTGAGCGATTGTATTTAAATATGTATCTAAAAATGTTTCAGTAAAAGTTATTATGTCTGCAATTCTTCTATCTTCTGTAATATATTTATCTATCATACCATGATTTTTATTTGCAAACTTAGCTAATTTATCTATAAGAAAATTATAGTCTGCTATATCGTCTTTATTTGGTATACCTTCTGGTCGACCATTGCCTGTTAATAAATCTAATGCTTTGGATATGTCAAGTAGATACTTTCTAATTAGTATATCATTTTCATCTGATATCTTTTCTTCTGCTCCTATAAAAGGTATATTATCTGAGGATTTTTCTATACCTTGTCCTTTTCTAAAAGATACAGGTATAGCATTATATAATTGTTCTAGTCTATCTAGATCGGCATTGTCTACCTCATACATTGCACTAAGACGCTGATCTTCATTAATATAAATTAAAGTATCTTGCCCACCCTCTACTAAATTTTGCGCTACTTGACCATATGTATTAAGATCCATTCTACTTAACGACTGTAAAACTATTCTTCGCACATCAGCATATTCATCACTACCAAAAATATTTATTGAACTTTCAGCTATTACTTTTTCAGATTCTTCTTTTAGTATCTGTTTTTTCTTTTCTTTAGTTAAAATTTTACCAGCGTCTTCAGAAAAGATACTAAAAGTAAGAGGTATCTCTTCACCTACTTTTAAAGAATCTTCTAATTCATCTAACTCTTCTTTAGTTTTATATCTAACAGTGGTGCCTTCTGGTCTTTCACGCCCAAACTTTTCTTTGTATAATCTATCTTGCTCTTCTTTAGATAATATGGTACGAACTATCTCCCCTTTTTCTTTTCCTTTTTTAGATACTTGCCTATCAGGCGTAGGGAATTTAATTATGTCTGCAGTTTTTTTTATTTCTGGGAACTGATTTTTTATACTAGGTTCTAATCTATTTTTTATAAGTAAGTTAGCATTAGCATTATTAGTTCCTTGTCCTGTAACTATTATAGCATTATGCGTGCCCCCTTTAACCACAGAGTTTTTAAACCATGCTTGGAAGTTACTTCTATTTAAAAGAGTAGATTGTTCTATATTTAAATCTTTAGTCTTTTGTAACTCTTTATCTTTTCTATCTAAAAATTTCTTACGGATTATACCTAAATCAGCTTCTTCAAATATATCATGTACACTCTGATAATTTCTATCTAGTAAAATATTACCAATGCCTCTTAATATGTTTTCTATAATATCAAATATCTTTTTAATAATACCACGTGGTTGATATTGATTAGCTTTGTGTTGAGCAAACCTATCTGATATTGCTTCTAATTGTTGTACAAAACGGGGGGCACCCGCATATCTTTGTTCTATTTTAAACTCTTTTATCCATGATTTTTCTGCAGCGTCTAGTAATCTTTTTTGTTGCTCAGGTGAAAGCATGGTAAATATAGCATGCATTGCTTCGTGATGTAATGTATACAGTCTAGGGTCTTGATTTATTCCAATAATTGATGGATCTGCCATATTATTTTTAGCTATAAATATAGCGACCTGCGCATCTCTTGTTGCCAAGTCAACTAAATTATAGTTACCAATAAACTGGAAAAAACCATTACCAGGAAAACCATCTGCCCCTTTTATCTCATCTACAAATTTTAAATCTACATTAGGTCCAACAGTGCGTAAAAGATAGGATCGGAAATCTGCTTCCATAGACGGTAGATCATCATAGACTGAGTCTTTTAACTTAGGTGGTTTAGGTGTGATGTTATTGAACTTGTTCCAAAACTTATAATATCTTTTCTCTCTTATTATCTTTTTCTGTCCAAGGATTTTGTTTTTAACATCTTTAGGTATAGATTTTAAATTGTTAAAATCTTCATCGGTTAAAGTATCCATGCCTAAAGTAATTAGTAATTCATTAACATAGACTTTAGCTTCTTCTATACTTTGTATCTTACCTTCTAAAGCTTTTATTTCTCTTGCTTTTTCTTGAGGTGTTAAAAAAGTAGATCTATTTATCTTGGCAATCTCATCTTTAAACTTTTGTATTCTACTATTAAAAGAAGATGCAGGTCCTAAGTCTTGATACTTTCCATTGATTATATTTTGTAAAGCTCTTAATCTATCTCTTGGTTTGGTAGATTTTAAAAGTTTGTAAGCTTTTATTTTATTAATTTCTTTAGGATCTGTAGCATCTTTTAATGCTTGATCAAGTTCTGCTGTAGTATACCTGTCTATTATACCTAAACTTATGCCAGTTTTTCTTAATTCATCAGCTGTTAAAGGTTCGGATATTATTTCTTCTCCTATTTTTTCCATTTGTTCAAATGTAAAAGGTTTAAATTTTATCTTATTGTTAATAATATTTTCTAATTGTAATCTTCCGTTAGTCTTTGATTTAGCATCTTTAGAATTTACATCGTTTAATAATCTTTGTATAAATCTTCTACCGTTTTCTCCTTTAAAATATCCTAGAGAATTTAATGTGTCGTTTTCTTTAGTGCTTAACTCATTTACATTATCAGAAGCTATGTCAGCTATATCTTGTCTGTAAATTGCTTCATCATTATTACCTTTAATACCTTTTAAGTCATACCCTCTGCTTTTTAATTTTCTTTCATTAGCTTGATGAGTCTTAGTATTTATTAAAGGTCTGTTTTTAATTTCTTCATCTGATTCAGTAAACTCATCTATTGGTTTTTCTTCTGGGGTTTTTACCTCGGGAGTTTGTACAGCAGGACCTCTTGAAATAGCAGCGGCAGGCGCATTCTTTTTTACAGCATCTTGAAAAGTCATGCCTTGTTTCATATCTCTAGCTATACCTTCTGCTTGTGCTGGCGTTACTCCCACTAAACCTTCAGGGATTCTGCCAGCTTTTGGCGCTTCGGGTTCTGGGGTTTGTGTTTGATCTTTAGGTTCTTCTTTTGTAGGCTCTATTGGATCAATTACTAAGGATATATTAGGTCTATCTGAAACAGGAATAATTTGCTGTGCCCCTCCCTGTGTGCTATTTAAAACATAAAAATCTTCACCATTCATATTAACAATACCTGTAACAATAAACTCAGGAGTTACTGCATCGCCTTGTTTGTTTTTTACTAACTCACCATTCTTATCATAGATAGCTTGAATGTTAGATACGTTTACTCTTTTTCCTGCTATGTCATCAATGTCTTTTCCTTGCACTCTAAAAGTAGCATTGCTTATTGATCCCTTAAAATCTTTATCTCTATCGCTAGGACTTATAATGTATTTGTATGTACCACCTGCAGCTCCGAAGGGGGCACCGCCAAATGCACCCATAGCACCTGCGTTAAGAACTGTTTTGTAAAACTCTGGATCATTTACTTGCTCTTGTAAAGCTCCTGTAATATCGCCATCACGTTTTCCTTTTTCTAATGTACCTGCTGTTTCTACTAAAGATTCTTGGATAGTTTCTGCTCCAGCTTCTCTAGCCATTGTAGCTGCTACGTCTTTTGTAAACTTTCCTAAAGTATATTTACCTACACCCTCTTTTGTAGATTTACCTATTATTTTTTCAAACCTAACTGGTGCACCTAGTGCTATTTCAGCTGCTGTGTATAAAGGAGCTAACGCCATAGTGACACGTAAGTCAGGATCATCCGTTACTTCTAATTGTCCTTCTGTTATATCAGCACCTGCCATTGCTGCTAAGTATGCTCGGCTAGCATATTTGCCAAACTTGTTGCCTAATTGTGTTGCTCTTATAGAAGCCATTGGTCCACCAAAAAGACCTATAGCTCCTCCTATAACAGGGGGAGCGTATCTTAAAAAAAGAAATGGTATGGATGTAGCAAATGCGTTACCCATAGAACCTGCTGCAAAATCTGTAAAGTGTTGAAGTTTACTTTCGCTATTTAATATGTTGAATATATTTAGGTCATACTCTTCTAGCTGACCCTCTTCATTTAAAAAGAATCTCTCTGCATCTGCTTTTAATTGATATTGCTTAGTAACAGTTTGCCACTTCTGTTGCATTTCTTCATTGTCTACTGCATCTCCTATGATACTCATTATATTAGAAGGAATTCTTTTTACAAAGTTAGCACCACTTTTAAATTGTTTAGTAAAAGCACCATCGTCTAGACTCTCAAGTGGTATGGCTTCTGCGTCTAATCCAGGAACAAACAAGTATCCTTTATCAAACATATCATTGATAAATTGATCAGAGTTAATTACTTCTTGTATTTTATCTTTAGACATATCCTTTGGAACAATCATAGTTGGTCCATTAGGATCAGCTGATAGTGCTAGTTTAATTGAGTTTTCGGGGGAAGTTGTAGATGTAGGACTTACATTAAGATTTTGTAAAGACTCTAATAATTCTGTTCTAGATGGTCGTAAGTTTATTTCTGTTGCCATGTCCTTTACACCTTAGTGTATTCAGAGAATATTATTCTCTTAGTTATTTTAAATAATCGTTTATGTTTAATGTTACAGGACCTACAGGAGAATCAAATGTACCAGTAGTTCCTGCTGTAGTTTGTCCACCGCCTTGACTACGAACATAGTCTGCTAGCTGTGGGAATCTGTCCTTGAACATTTCAAACATAAGCGCATCGTCAATATTTTTTAAGAAAGGATTTAGGTCTTCTTTATCTAGAGACTTAATAAACCCATCTAAATAAGCTGCATCATATCCATCGTCACCAGGCTCAAGTCCTAGTCTAGCAGCTTCAGCAATTCCTCTAATTTGAGCTTCTTGTACTTTCTCGCTAGGAAGTCCTGCTTTTATAGCATAAGCTTCTGCTTGATTAGCCAAAGCAGTGTTGTATCTTAATTTAGATGCCAATTCTAAAGCTTCTAACTCAGCTTTTTTATCTTCTGTGTCTGCCTCTTTTTGTACCTTAGCTGCTTTAATAGCACTAGGGAATAGACCTTCACCTTCTAGTAATCTTAAACCTAAGTCCATTAAGAAATCATCTTTATTTAAAAGACCATCCATAATTTTTCCTATCTTAGTTCTATCATCTTTTTCAGGAGTAGGTTCTTTCTTATCATCACCTTTTTTGTCTACTTTCTCTTCTTTCTTTTCATTTGATACTTTTGTATCAGATATTATATTCTCTGGTAGATCTTCAAATACAGTGCCTTTAACATCTATATTTTTTTCAGGAAATGTCATTCTTTCTTTTTCTTTTCTTTTATCTATGGCATCTTTTTGTAATATTTTAAACATGTCAAATATATTTAGTTCTTGGTCAGAACCAGGAACCCCATCAACTTTTGGTTTCTTTGATATGATATCTTCTATGTAGCTATCAGGTAAAATCTTTTTTAAAAGCTCATTACCATCCGCATTTGCAAAAGCATCTGGAATATCTTCTGTAATAAATTCTTTCATAGGATTTATTGTGCGGTCTATAAATTCATCAATTGCATTTGGAGGATTCAGTTCCTTATCTAATTTTTTTAGTAGTAATTCTTTTTCTTCCGCTTCACTCAATTCTTCTGGTACTGTGGGGAGCATAGAAGAATTTACTAGAGCACTTAAACCCTTATTAGTTCCTTCAGGAAAAATAAATGGGGCTAAGTTTGAATCTTTTAATATACCACCAGGAGTATTCTTTCTAGCACCATATGTATCTAATCCTAATGTTCTTAATGCATCAGTAGAAAGATTAAAATCATCATCTAAAGTTAAAACTAATTCTCCGTCTTTACCTATTTGTACAGCCATTATCCGCTAAAAAATCCTGTTATATCTCCCCATGTTAATCCTAAATTACCTGCTGCTCCCAATGCACCTATACCAGCACCAGCTATTTGTCCAAACAAACTAGGTTGTTGAGGAGCTGGACCCATTGTAGTAGTCATTGATCCTGTTGGAACACCACGTAATATATCAGAGTAGAATCCGAGTTGTTGTTTCGGAAAGTCTCTTTCTTGTACAAATTGATTGTACCCTAAATCTAACACTGCTTGATCCATACCTCTTTGTAATCCACCAATACCTAGTTGTCTATTTATATCGGATGATTCTAATGCATCTGCAGTTGCAGCAGTTTGCGCCATACCTAACCCTGAAGCTAACTGTGTTTTTCTATCTTGTTGTGCTGCTTTTAAAGCCGTGTCAAAAGCTCTAGCTTGTGCCTGTGTATAAATATCACCAAGACCTTGTTGTAAATTTCTTTGACGTTCTGCTTCTACTATGTCTGCTCTTGAGCCACCAAATGCACCAGCTTGTGCAGCTTGTGCTTGATTAGCTGCTTGTTGCATTTCAGATCTTCGTGTTAATTCTCTGGCTGCAACATCTGCTACGTTTGTCATATATGGATTCATATATGTTGATATGTCAGCGGCTGCTGGCATTCCTGCGGCTGTCGTAGCTGTAAATGCTTGTGCCCCCCTGAGACCACCAAGACCTCTGCCTTGTTGAGCCTGTGCCATAGCTTGTTGTTCTAGATCAGAAAAACCTGCAAGTCTAGGTCCTGTGTATGGTATAAAATTTTCTTTTGCTACATCACCTGCAGTTGCTACTAAAGATGAAGCAGCTTTTTCCATATAGTCAGGAAGTTGTACCTGACTTGTAGAAGTTTGTTGTGCTTGTTTACTTCCAAATAAAAAATCTAACATTATGTGCTTGCCTCGTTTTCTTCTTTAGCTCTATCTACTGCATCAGATAAATTTTCTAATAAATTCTGACGATTAGGATCACCTGTCATAAATCTGTTTCTTAGTGATTCAAGAGTTAATGGCATGTTAAATCTTCTTTGTAAGTTACTAAAGAAATCTACCTCTTCTTCTTCATCTTCTTCTTTTTTTGTAGTGTCTTGACTTGGTGCAGGAGTTTGTTTATTGTCATTACCACCACCTCTATTGCGTCTTCTCATTTCTTCTGCAGCCATCATGGCATCTTGTCTATCATAAAACTCTTTTAATTCTTCAATAGTCATGTCTTCTAATTTTTTACCACTGCCAAATAATTTACCTAATATTCCTGAAATACCAACACTTCCAAAAAGATCAGCTACGTTTTCAACAAAGTTTTTATCTCTAGGTAATTGTCCAAATGTTTTTGCCGCACGTAAAATATTTTTAGTATCATCACCTAGCATAGTGTTGCCAAATAAATCTTTACCTCCGTAGTCATAAGCAGATAAACTATATTTTAATGCATCAACCGCTTGATCATATGCTGCTTTACCTTTTCCTGTTTTATCTTTTTCATATTCTTGTAATAAGTCAACAATACCTTCTGCAGCTTTAATAGGATTGTAACCTGGTGATGTAATTGTTTGATCTCCAAAAGTAAATTTCTTATCAGGGTCTACACCTAAACTACTTACAAGATTAGATAATCTATCTTCTTTTATAGCAGCTTCTAATCCTGCTTGATTAAGTTGGAATTGAGTATCAGCTGGTCCTGTAGGTCCACTAGTTGGTTTATCATCATCATCTCTATCAGGTTTAGATGGAGGAATATTAAAATTTCTTTCTACTGCTGATCTTGCTACATCTCTAACTCCACCTGGTTTATCTTCTTTAAATCTAGGTTTGCTGTATCCACCAAACCCACCTAGACTAGATGAACCTGGAGTGTAAAATGAAGGGATACCTGTGACAGGTTCTGGTTCACCTGCACCACCTAGTAGTTTAAGTATGCCCGCTTCTTTTGGATTAATGTATGCAAGAGATTCACCTTCAGGCGCTAATGTATTAATAGTTCTTGCAAAATTTCTTAATTGTGATTGTACATTGTCTAATGACATATTATAAAAATCTGGGTTCTCTGGTTTAGCTACAGGTAGTTCGTATATACCTCTATTGTTTCTCGATTCTTTTTTAAGTAATGCGGCAACACCTGGTGCCACTTCATTTGTGCGCACCGCCATATCACCTGGATTGAGAGGACCTGCAAACTGCATCTAAATATTATACCTTTTTTGTACCTTTCTAACAAGGGGGGCACGGGCAAATTTACAGTGGGTTATTTGTATCACTCGTTACCTCCATTAAACTTACTATTACGTGCAGTCTGTCAGCTGTTACAGCCTGTGCTTTTAATATCTCAGTAGCTTCCATGACTAAAGGATGCGTTAATACTTCATCTGTTGCATCGCCACTTACAACTTCTTTCTTTAATCTAAATACAGCAGAGCTTGCATCTGTTATTGTCAAGGTAGCTGTGTCACCTGAGCCAGAGTCATCAGATATTAATATTGATTTAATAATAGCTTTAGTCTCTGCAGGACATGTGTATATAGTGGTATTATTTGTTGTAGTTAAATCTACTTTTTTACTTTTATATTCTATAGCCATTAACTTAAAAACCAATTCATAGAAGTCTGCTCTGTTTGATCTGCAATCTTAACAGGAGGATTTTCTTCTGAGAAATCTTTTAATTTTAAAACCTGCAGTAGTGTATCAAATGTTTTAACATCTATCTTGCCTTCAGCTCTTTCTTTATAAGACGGTTCTGGATATGCAGGCTTACTATATATTGCCATTACCTAGCTCCGTCTACTCTTCCTTCAGCTCTCCAAGTTCCTAAACGCCATGCCACACCTGTAGCATCTGTTTCATATCTAGCTTGAAAAGATCTACCTCTAGCACGCATATCTAATTTGTTATCTGTATTAGATATTGTAAAAGGTCCTTTTGTTATTTCAGTATCTTGTGGAAATACTTTTGTCTTCAAAGTAAATTTAATATTTGTACCTGCACTATATGTTACATCAGGTATAACTCTATTTACAAAATAAAGATTGTCACCATTAGCATCACCATTAAAGAAACCTGTTTCTACAAAAGCTGTAATAGCAGAACCTGCTGCATCATTTCCAGACTCTTGATTATATTGTAAACCAGTTTTATCTACGGTTAGTGGGTTAGCAAAGATATTAGAATCTACCCATGCTGTTCTGTCTAGAGTTCCTATTGACCAGTTATTATCTATATAATTATATATAACATACTTATCAATATCATCAGAGCTGCCTGATGGATAGAACCACCATATCTCATTAAACTTAATGTTCTGACCAGCAAATACTTTTTCTCTTTGTACTTGATTAAAGTCATCAAATACGTGCTGTAATACTGGGCATGGTAAAGTTCTTACTGCACCATCATACATATAAAAGTTATCTACACCCATCCAGAATGATGCACCTTCTATCGTAGTAGCTGCGTTCTTAGATATGGTGCCTGATATCTCTCCTAGTACAGAGAATGAAAATGTAAAAGGCGGACCAATAAACTGCATAGAATAAACATCTACATCTGTCCAAACAAATATTTGACCACGACCTTTTTCTACTGCTTCTATATTAGTTCCTGTACCTAGCCTTTGTTCACCAGCTGTGTTTGTTATCTGTGCATTCCATGTACTTAAACTTTCTTGATCTGAGAATCTTATAGTCATTCTGTCATATGTAGAAGAGCCTTGAGGATTAGAACCAAATACAATTAAGTGTCTGTCTGGTGTAGATACTAACACTTGCCCAACTTTAGTTGGTATCTGTGAAGCATCTCCACTTAATGTGTTTGTCACATAGTATGCTAATGTAGTTCCTCTAAAAGTACTAGGAGCAGCAACAAAAGCACTTACATCAAAATAATATATTGTATCTTCACCACCACCTACAGAAGCTACGATGTCCTCACCAAAAGCATCCATAGACCAAACTCTAGGAGATAACACAACACCAGAAGCTGAACGTGCAGTACCCCATGAAGAAGCTCCCCACACACCAGCACCAAAACCATAACCTGTTAAACCATCATCTGGTCCATTGTTTGTTAAGTATCTTAATGTAACAGAACCTCCTCCTGTTTGACTACCACTACTTGCTGTGCCTGAAGAAGCCACAATAGAATATTGGTTTGCACTTATATAAGTACCTATGTATTCTCCAGCTGCTATTGTTACTCCATCAAGAGTCACTGCTGTGTCTATAACAACACGAGAACCTGGACTAGTGTTAGCTAAGCCGTGATTAGTATGTGTGACTGTAACAACATTAGAACCTGCAGAACCTGTAGTGTATGGATTAGTTAAAGTTATTGGGTCTGTTCTAAATGGTGTAATGTCATAGACTGCACCACCATACTCTACAAAGAAGTGAGTTGATGTTCCCATAAATATAAACTTACTACCATCTGTATCTCTATGTGGGAATATTTTACGGCATTGCCCTTGTAGTTGTGATGAACTAAATCGTTTAGTCCAGCCACCTATCTTCTCTGCATAGCCTTGAAAGAAGCGCACCTTATCTGCGTTAGTATAACGCATCTGCGCTTGATAATCTGTTATGTCTGTGATAACTCCTGGAGGCGCTGTTAATTGTACTAATGGCATTTGCCGTGCCCCCTTCCTACCTGTTATTAGGTATACTTATTAAATAACTCTCCATCCACATTATCTTCTCTTTGATAATGGCAATGTCCTGTTGCATTTGAGTAATCTTATCTACTTTGTTTTCAACAGCATCTAATCTTTCAGACCACATGCCCCATGTCATGGCTATACCAAAAGCCATTACTATGTATGGTGCTATTAATTTAAGATCTATCTTCACGGTGCTATCTCTAATATTGTCCAAATTAAAGGGTAACCAGTACCGTTTTGTATTCTAAAATCTTGACCTCTAGCATAAATAGAATATTTGATTGCACTTGTAGAGGCAACACTTGAAGAAAAATAATGAACTGAACTACCAGTTATTTGTGTTGTTCCTCCGTCTTGATGCCACTCACCTAATCCGATTTGTGAATTTATTTCTGTTATGGCAACATCATCTGCATAAATAGTGACTCCACCTGGAGTACCACCATCGGGAACTTGTCTCCAAGCATCATTAATTAAATGTAAAAGTTTATTACTTGTAGAAGATGCTGTGTATGTGTGATCTATTCCAGTGTCTGCTGAAGAACCAGTGCTTGTAATAGTGACTGTGCCAGCTGTATATAAAACTCTACTAGAGTTTACAAATTTACTAGCACCAGTAACAGTGCCTGTAAATGCAAACGTGTTAGCTAAATTAATTTTATCAGATGTGATTGCATCATCTGCAAAAGCTCCTGCGGGTAATGTATTAAGTGCCATGTTATTCTACCATCCTAAATCCAAAAAATTGTGACTGTGCTGTATCGCTTCCATCTATTCTTGGTGAACCAGATGAGTCACTTATTCTTGCATAAACTTGTACATAATCTCCAGCACTTAAATCAAAAGTAGTGCTAAGAGTAGCTTGATATGCTTTAATATCGTTACTATTAAAATTTGTAGATATCTTGTGTTGCACAGAACCATTTTTGTAAAAATACATTTGACAGTTTTGTAGATTTGCCGCAGATACTGCATCAAGATTTGTACTAGCAAAAAAATAATATTTACCTGCTTTACCGCTTGGAACTGTAAATTTGTAATTACTTGCTGTATTATCAAAAGCACTATCCGTATCATATATTTCTGTATCAAAAGCGACTAATGTATCTGTTTCATGTGATATGCTTTGAAGAGTATTCATTCTTACATTAAAAGCAGGAGTATTTTTTAACGCAGCATTATTGAGTGTCAAAGAGCCTGACCCATCAGAGGTCATAATGGCGTTATCACCACCGTCAGCGAGTATGTTTACTTTGAGTTTACTAGTCATTTTTTATCCTATTAATTTGTATGCACCAAAAATTGTTCTCAAAAGTGAAGCATTGCCTCCAACATTGTGATTACTACCTTTACTGTGATAGCCGAAAATTTCCACGTAATCATCACTATCTAAGTCAAAGGTACTACTGTAGTGTAAGGAGTGTCTAATGCCACTACCTCCTGAATTAAATTCATACTGCGAAGCATCAGATCCATTTATCTTAAAATTAAAATACATATCCTCACCTTGATTTAATCCTGCTTCATAAGTTATAATACCATAACAATGGTATTTGCCAGCAGTAGCTGGAGTAAATCTATAGTTTGTGGTGTTATCATAAGTTGATTGTGGGTCAAAACTTAAATCAGCAGTAGATGTATTATTAAATTGTATTTTAGTAAAACTTCCTGAAGAAAGTGTTTGATCAGAAGTAAGCATTGCTTGGAAAACTGGAGTGTTTTCTGGAAAGTTTGTAAGGGTAGATGTAGAAGGTAATGTAATAGTGTCTCCCGACTCACCAATTGTAATTGATGAGCCTGACTGCTTTATAATCTCATTTACCTTTAACTGTGATACCACTTATTACTCCTTATGATTTAGGGTTTGCGTCTTTAATAGCTTTGATTCTAACTTTCCATGCATCTATATCTTTATAGATTTCATCCAGCTGATCACCAATATCACCGTAAGCTGCTCTACGTGTAGATCTGACTACATTGTTTGTCTCTTCAGTATTACCTGCTGTTTCGTATGTAGCAAGTTGATCATCTGTTGGTTTATCAAGTCCTGAAACATTCCATTCTTTTATGTAAGGACCCTTACCATCAGAATCGTCCTGAAGTAAAACGTCTTTTGTAAAGTCTACAGTCTTTGAGTTAGCCTCACAGTAAAGTTTTACTTTTGTTGCTAATGATGCCATTGTTTACTCCTATCCGCTAAAGTCTGCGTAATCCACAACCTTAGCACGTTCTGCTGCTCTTTTTGTTTTTACATCAGAAGGCATAGCAGTTCCGCCCTCTGCTTCTCTAACTGCATACCAATCAGTTGATGCAAGATAAGCTCTTGCAGTTTCGTTGATTACTTTTTGATCAGCAAACTTGTCTTGTTTGTCCATGTCGGCTTTGACTTTTGCCCAAGTAACAGCATCTGGCTTAGAGCCAAAAATAGCTGTGCCGTTAGAGTCAGCGCCAGATACCCACTTAACTTGCGAATTAAACTCCGCTTCAGTAGAGGGGGCACCATTTATGACAAACTCGAATGAGCCGATCGATTGTATTGCTTGTGCACAATCTGCCATTGTTTACTCCTTATAATATCACTAGTGTTCCACCACTAGCTACGGTTATTGTTTGTCCTGAGGACACTGTTATAGGACCCACTATACTAGCATTCTCTGATGCTGCTATAGATAAGCCGCCTGTCAAAGTTTGTACATTTCTGTACGCACCTTGAATACTTGTTAGTTTCGCAGCAGTAACTGTTGCGTCACTTGGAGTACCTATGTCTAAAGTATCTCCGAATATCTGACCTGAAAACGTAGCACCGTTTGCAGGTGGTCCTGTAAATGCTATTGTACCAGATGTTGAGCCCGCTGTAAAGGCTGTTCCTGGTACTTGATAGACACCATTTATATGAATCATTAGCGATGCTAGTGAACCTATTGTTTGTGTGGTGCCCCCTACAGCTATAGTAAACTGTGTGTCGGACCCGTTAAAGCTCCCACTAATATCGTCAATTATTGAAAAGTTTCCCTGGACTGCAGGGTTTCCGATGTATCCCATTATGCTAAAATCTCCATTAATGTAATTGCTGATGCTGCTCTACCATGTTCTGTTGAATCACTATCATTATGAACTCTGTTTATATAAGCAGTACCAGAACCGCCACCTCTTGAAGCAAATTGATATGAAATAGTTACTGCTGAAGTTGTGTTTGGTGTCACAACAAAATTAAATCCGTATGTGTGCATTGTCGTACCACCAGTTCCTTCATTCATTCTACCAGTAGAATTTCTCTTTCTACTTCCTGCAGCATCACCACGAAATTCAGCAGTTGTTGAACCACCACTTACTGCCATTAAAAATCTTCCAATATGACAACCATTTGATGCGTCAGAACTACCAGCATTGATAGTACTCATAACTAAAATTTTACTAGATGTTGCTGTTGGTGTTAATGTTGCAGCTACAGAACTTGTAGTGTAACTGTCATTACTAGATAAATTAACTGTGGTGCTTTCCGTGCCTGTAAATGTTGTAGTCACCATTTGACCAATCTTACCAAAGCCTGAAGCCTTAGCTATTGTAACTGCACTATCTGTTATTCCCGCTGTTGGTATTGTTGTTACTGCCATGTTATGCTCCTATTACCTTAGATCCACTAAAAAAAGAATATGCTGAACTTATATCTTTACTTCCTGTACCACTATCGTGATAGATATACATCTCTACATAATCAGTTGTGTTAAATTCAATATCCATAGAAATAGTGGCAGATGGATCTGCTCCTGAACCAGTTGAAGGGCCATCATCACCAACCATTGCAAAAAAAGAACCATTTTTGTATATGGCAAACTGTATTCTATTACCAGCAGTCGCTATGTTTTGTAACATCACAGTTGAACTTATTGTGTATTTACCAGCCACAGCAGGTGTAAATCTGTAATTAGTTGAAGCATCATAAGTTGAGTTCGTATCCCATTGTTCACTATCAAATTGAATTTTAGTATAAGAACTAGCAGAGATAGTTTGATCAGAACTTAACTTAGCGGAAAAACTAGGAGTGTTAGCTCCCATACCCGCAATCGTATCACCTGCACTACCTATAGTAATAGTCTTCGTAGCGTCAGTGCCAAGAGGCGAGATTGTTGATACTTTTAATGTGCTCATGTTAATTTATATCCTATAAAATATGTTTTTCTCTCAGACGCTTCGCCTCTAAGAATTTGACCGCTACCTGAATTTTGTTTAACGTAAACCTCTACATAATCTGATGCACTTAAATCAAGAATTATTGAAAGCGATTCTGACAAAGAAGGTGTGCCTGAAAAACGATTAACAGATCTTGCAGCAACGCTACCATTTTTAAAAAACTCAACTATGTGATAACTCTGATCAGTAGAGCCAGTAAAATGACAAGTGGTATAAAAAAAATATTTGCCTGCCTGACCCGAAGGCACTGTAAACCTATCAGATGCAAAAGCGCCATCTGAGTCAAATTCTTCAGTATTAAATTCAACTTTTGTAGCAGAGCCAGAAGATATGGTTTGATCATTAGTTTTATTTGCAAAAAAATTAGGTGTATTAGCTGGAAAGTTTGTGAGGGTTGCACCAGATTTTAAAGTAATCTGTGACGCATTACTAGAACCAATTGTAATGTTAGAAGTTCCGCTTCTAGTGTCTATTGTATCTACTAGTATCTTTGACATTATGATGTTATCTCCATTAATATTGCTGAGTATTTACCATTGTTTCCAAAATTAACTG